CAAGAATGGAAGACTCGAGGCAATTTCCCCAAGAGCTTATGAGCAAGAAATTTGTAAGTGGTAGCGAAAATAGCGTAATACATCTGTTTATTACCATACGTCAGTTGAAGGTCAGGGTGCAGCCAACAAATGACGCTTTCGGTTACTGCTATCCAAGCAGAGCCAAAGCGTTCCTTCAAGGGTTCCTCAAACGCCGGCGCTAAACCAGTTAGTAAATACTGCAATGGACCAGATGTATCAATGGGAGGTGAAAAGGAAGAAATTGTTTGTTTAGTTGAGGTAACACGGCCAAAAATCCATGAAAATATGGGGAACCGGGCCGCTACATATCGGTAAGCTATAAACCAACCAAACATGATCATTAATGAACGCAAGATAGGTAGTGTGAAATACCCATTAGTATCATTCACCATCTTGTTCTTGAACGTTTTATAAGCTGCTACAGAACTACCAAATATGGAAGCCAATTTCTCTATCAAATAATAATCTGACGAAAAACCAGACCACGTTATATAGGTTACTGTATCTCTCAGGACCTTTGCTTTGTCAATAGGAATGAATTTCCAGAAAGAAACATAATCTGGTTCATTCAACAATTTCTCGACCGCGTTCGATAGTTGACTGACTTGGTAAACCTGACGTGTTTTCCCCACCATTGAAGCCCCAAGAGATTCGAGAGCCGGTAAAAATACGGTCAATTTATCCAAAGGTTGCCCTATCATTCGTAGGATCGAAAAATAAACCTTGTCCAAGAAGGTGGTAGGTAAAGGAAAATCCTTTTCAATGAGCAAAGCTGAGGAAGGCAGCGGGATATCAGAAATAGGGGGGTTAAGAATTTCCGTGTCTACGACATTGAAAACAAAGATCTTGTAATCACCGAATTCCCTGTGAAAGCTCCAAACGGCCACGCGGCCAGAATCCAGGAGGCAACTTGATTGAGTTATCCAAAAATCATTGGAAGGGGAGGGGACCCAAGGTAATTCACCCGGTCCCGGAGCACAGTGAAACAAGCCCTGATTCTGATAATAAGGCCCTTCTTTAAACATCATGCCTGCCAATACACGTCTGTCGTGAATCATCACACATATGGCTCCCACTCTAACTCCGTATGCGTCTAGACGATCTAATAAATCCTTGGGGTCGAGATTATAAACGTCTTGGATCATAACAAAGGATTGGGGGGTAGGATCGGTGGATGGTAGCTCCTTCAGATGAGCTTGATATGTCACGTAATCTTTGGCGGTTATTAAAGGCCTAAACCATGTGTACGGCACCAGAGAATCACCGAATCTACTCTTAACGAATAATTTACTCAGATGCAAAGCCACAAACTTATGTCTATTTGATCCATAAAAATCGTTGACAGAAGTCAAACCCAATTTCTTCACTTGGTTAATCGCCAATTCCCAAAGGGCCCGATCAGCCGCAAATCGTGCGATACGTGAATGTGGGTGCGCGGATAAAGAATCGGTGGAGAAGAAAGCGTCTAACTCGTATTTACGAGCAAACCCCTCTTCCCCTTTCCGAATCTCTACTCGCCGTGTCTTTATGTACCATTTCGTGAGTTTCCACATGGTGGGTTTGAGCTCCCTATATCTTAGCTCTCTGCACAATGAGGAGGCAGCTCGAAATATAGGGGCAGGATCAAGTTGGGAAGGGAATACCTTATCCGACAACGTGTGCAGAAACAAAGAGGCCAAATTATCTCGCAATTGGCTAGCATATTGGCTGACATCCCTTTGTTTCCTCTCTAAATGAGTGGGATTATTTTCTGTGGGTCTCAGATCAGTAGAGTTCTCATGCGAAGAATTCTCTTCAGTAGTAGAAGTTGAACTGGTTCCCTCAGAGGGCGACTGGTCGGCAGTGCCCGGAGGTAGAGACTTACGTCCACCGCGTCCTCGACGGGAGGCACCTCCGCGGTTAGAAGATAAAGATTTCTTAGTTTCAGAACTAAGAGAAAAATTCATAAATGGAGAATAAGAAACAAAATTAAGACAATTTAGTGACACTAACG